AAGCTCTTGGTCCATAAGTATATCGGATTATGTAAAGTCACCTTAAAGTGTTACGTTTTTCAAAATCGTAATACTGGGATAAGAGCAATGGGTAGCAAGACAAGCGGACAGAGTCGGCGCAGGCCAATGACAGACGAATGGCGCGCCAAGATTCAGGTGGGTGCAATCCTTACCAGGCTCAATAAGTTCACGCTGGACAAAGACGGTAAGATTGAAATGACCATGGCGCAGATCAAAGCGGCGGACATTCTACTGCGGAAGCGTCTCCCCGATCTGAAGGCTATTGAAGTGTCTGGGCCGGGTGGCGGGCCTGTGCAGGCTCAGGTTGAAGTCACCTTCATTCGGCCATGATAAAGCTCCAGGTCCCTGCCGTATTCGACCCCCTATGGACCCAAGCGGCGCGCTATAAGGGGGCGCATGGCGGGCGGGGCAGCGGAAAGAGTCACGACCGGGCGGCGGCCTGTGTCGTGCAGATGCTGGCCGGTAAGCGCATCGTCGGGCTGCGCGAGGTGCAGAAGTCGATTAAGAACTCGGTCAAGTCGCTGGTCGAGGATAAAATCCAGGAGCTGAATCTATTGGATCAGTTCCGTATTAACCAGGACGAGATTCAATGCCTGTCTGGCGGGGGCATGATCTTTCGCGGATTGCAGGATCACACGGCTGAGTCAATCAAATCCCTTGAGGGCTTTCATATCGCCTGGGTCGAAGAGGCCCAGACGATCACAGAGCGCTCTTTGAGGCTCCTCACCCCAACCATTCGAGCACCAGGCTCTGAGCTGTGGTGGACCTGGAATCCGCGCTTTGATACAGACCCGGTTGACAAGCTCTTGCGCGGCCCTGACCGGCCCGAGGGCTGTGTGGTGGTCGAGGCCAACTATGGTGACAACCCCTTCTTCCCGCCTGACCTTCGGGCGGACATGGAGCGGGACTACCGCATCGACCCCGAGAACGCCAAACATATCTGGGGCGGCGACTATCAGCGCATTGGGGAGGGCGCGTACTACGCCAACGAGCTGTCGCGTCTCTACGAGCAGGACCGGATCTGTTCGGTCCCGGTCGAGCGCAATGCCCCGGTCCATACTGCCTGGGACATTGGCGTGGACGACATGACCGCGATCTGGGTGTGCCAGATCGTGGGCTTCGAGACGCGCATCGTGGACTTCATCCAGGATCGAGGCCAGGATGCGGCCTACTATGCACGCTGGGTCAGGGACAGGGAGTACGATACTGGCATGGCCCTGCTCCCACATGACGCTGGCGCTCGTGAGAAGGGCACCCTGAAGACCTACCAGGATCACCTCCGCGAGGCTGGGCTGGTACGTTCTGTGATCCTGGGGCGCACGGCTAACCTGATGGGGGACATCCAGGAGGTGCGCTCCTTCCTGCCCCGGTGCTGGTTCGACAAGGACCGCTGCGAGCCTACGGGCCTGAAGCTCCTGGGACGCTACAGGGTGGCCATGGACGAGCGGCTGAACATTCCCCTACCCCGGCCGGTCAAGGATGGCTCAGATCACTGCGCAGACGCCTTCCGCGCCCTGGTGAAGGGGGCGCACTATATGCAGGTCCAGGGGTCGAGCCCCTACGACAATCCAAACATCTCTCCCAACGTCCCCTCGCGCATCCCAGGCGACGGCATCTATCGCAGGAAAACAACCAATGCTAGACCGTGACGCATTACTGGTCGCACTGCGCGACGAGATAGACCGGGCAGAGGATCAACCGCGGGAGTCAACGCGGGACGTTGCAGCTAAGTATTTCTATGGGGAGTTACCGGCACCTCCCGATGACCTACGCAACGTTGGTTTCGCGGACATGGTCTCTACTGACGTGGCTGATGGCGTGCAGTCGGTGATGGCGGAGTTGATCCCCACCTTCACCAGCTACCCGGTGCAGTTCCAGGCTATCGGCCCTGGAGATGAGGTGGTGGCCGACCTGGAGTCCAGGGCTGTGCACCAGAGCATGATGGACGCAGGCGGCTACCTAGCAATCGCGCAGGCGACCATGTCCATCCTGTTGGACCGGGCTGGAGTTCTCAAGGTCTACTGGGACTCGCGCAGGGTTCCGCGGTACCAGCGCTTCGAGGGGATGCCTGTTGAGGCACTCCCGATCAGTGACGACTTGCTGGAGGCCGACCTGGATGAAGAGACGGGGTTGGCGAGCGGGTTGATGCGGACTTACGAGATGGTGGCTGGTCCCAAGGTGGATGCGGTCCCCTTGAGCGAGTTCCTTATCGCCAAAGACACTTTGCCGGGGCGTATGGCGGACTCCCGGTATATGGGCCAGCGCAGGACCCTGTTGCGGGGTGAGCTGGTCTCTATGGGATTCGATGAGGCCCTCGTGGCAGAACTGAACGCCTGGGAAGACCAGAACCAGGCCAGTCATGAGTCCATCGAGCAGATCATGTGCGTGGACTCTTACTACCGAATCGACGCTGACGGAGACGGTATTGCTGAGCTGCGGCGAATCATTACCGGGGGCGGCACTGAGGGCACTGACGAGATCCTTTTTGACGAGCCCGTGAATGCGGCCCCGTTCGCCGTGGGGCTGGGCTACCTTGGGCTGTGGACATGGGACGGGGTCTCCTTGTTTGACAAGCTCAAGGAAGTGCAGGACATGAAGACCGGGCAGCTTCGGGACTTGTCAGACCTGATGCATCGGGCCAGCAGGCAACGGGTGGGCGCTGTCGAATATGACGCCAACATCGACGACCTACAGACCTCGGTGCGTGGTGGCGTGGTGCGCTGCAAGACCCCTCAGGGTGTGTTCCCGCTCCAAGAGGTTGCGGTGCCGATGGGCGCGTTCGAGCTTCTGGGGTATATGGACAAGGCCCGGCGCGACAAGGGTGGTGGCGCCATCGACAGCGCACAGCAGGCACTTCAGATCGGCGGCGAGTCGGCCCATGGGGTCGAGCGGATCATGTCCAGCATCGAGCAGATCAACTCCCTGGTGGCCAGGACCGCGGCTGAGACCCTGATCAAGCCAGCCTACGCGCTGATGCACACCGTTCTGCGTGAGAACATGCAGCAGGAGCTACAGGTCCCCGGCTCCACCGGCTGGGAGTCTACCAACCCTGGAATGTGGCAACCGCGGGAAAAGATGGTCCTCACTCTGGGCATGTCGAGTGCTGAGCGCCAAAGACGCCTTGTGGCCCTCGGGGGTGTGATTGCGCAGCAGCAGACGGCCCTGCAAGCGGGGCTGGCAGGGCAGCTTGTGGACCTGAATGGAGTCTACCGCGCCCTGGTGGATGCCGGGCGTATGGCGGAGCTGGAAAGCCCCGAGTCCTACTGGATTGACCCCTCCACCCCCGAGGCGCAGCAGGCGGCACAGGCTCAGCAGGAGCAGGAGCAGCAGGCGCAAGCTCTGGAAGAGCAGAAGGTCAGTCAGTCGATGCAGATTGCCCAGATGCAGGCGACAGCGCTCCAGCAGACCCAGCAGATTCGCAACGAGTCTGCTATTGCGGTGCAGCAGATGAAGGACGCCAACAACCTGGCGATGCAGCAACTCAAGAACGAGCTGGACATGATGAAGGCGGCGATGGACCATCAAGCCAAGATGTTCGCCCAGCGGGTTAACCTGGTGACCACTGAGGCCACTATCGACTCGGCCGACGCGCAGCGTGAGATTGACGCGATGCAGGGCCGGGAGAAGGATGATGCTGCCGGATGATGATGAAGATGATTACGGTATGCGGTTGTTGGGCTGCCTTCTGGTGTGCCTTGTCTCCCTTGCGTTCTGGGTTGGCGTGGCTTGGCTGAGCTTCTGAGGAGACGTTATGAGCAGCATGGGCGTAATCGGTGAGATGCGGGCCGCTCCTCGGGGCGGATTCTCCGGGTGGCTGGCGGACATCCTCGGTGGCGCCAAGGGCTGGATGAACCAGGCCCAGGTCCCTCAGGGAGTGCCACTGGTGGGCGGCATGGGCGCAGGCGACCTGACCATGGGCCGGGCCCCGGAGCTGATGGACTCGATGAGCTACGGGTTCAGCCCTGTGCGCGGCGCCGGCATGGCCGCGACCCTGGACCCTGCCGTGATGGACCTCCTCGGGCTGATGGCGCCCGCCGCGGGCCGGGCCGGGGCTGTGGCAAGGGGTATGCCGGGCGTGGTCCGTCAGGCCGCCCTGGACGCCTATGGGCCGGCTGTGAACATGGCGCGGCCTCGGTACACTCTGGGTGGGAAGGAAGTAGGTAAGGATGCGGTGCAGCGGGAGCTTGGTCTTGCCCCTCAGGTTGACGAGATCAAGCAGGCGATGCGTGAGGCAAAGAACGCCAGGGCCAGGCTGAGGTACGAGCAGAAGCGCAACGCAGAGCGAGAGTTCAACTGGACCCCTGCCGATGCGTTTGGGGGGCGGGCGACGCTCGGGAGCAACGACAACCTGATGAGTCAGGATGAGCTGTTGCGCCTGATACTGGAGCGTGGGAAGACCCTACCAAATCCCGAGACATACTCGATTAAGAGGTGAGCAGTGTCGTACTCCAATATCGGCCGGTATCGCGAGATTCAGAAGCAGCGGGAGCAGGCCGCCGCGGCTCCGATGGACGAGATTGACCGGCTTGAGGCTGGGCGAAAGGCACTGCCGCCGTCCTGGGTCCCAGGCTGGGCAGAGGTCCCTGCTGCTCTGGGATCGGGTATGGCTTCCAGTATAGCGGGCGGGCTGTCTGCACTGGGCACCATGGGTCTCAACGCCACGGGCTTGTCCGATGCTGACCCCCTCAAGGTCCTGGAGTCTATTCAGCAGGGCTACACCTATGCTCCGCGGACTGTCGAGGGCATGGGCGCGACCTACGCGGCAGGTAAGGCGTTCGAGGCGCTTCACGCGCCTGTAGCCCGGGCCGCAGAGATGACCCTGGGGGCTACTGGCAGCCCCGCCCTGGCCACGGCAGTTGACGTGGGTCCTACCGCACTGGGGGCGCTGATGGGCCTCCCCAACGCCGCGGGAAGGGGCGCCATGAGCGCGGCGCGTTCGTTGGCCCCAGACATAGCCCCTTCTGCCTCAAGCGCCATGTCTTCGTTCAAGGGTCAAAGGGGCTCGATTGCCCCCGCGCATCTTGCAGTAGATCAGGACACTCTCAGGCGTGCGTTGGCGATGCAGGCGGCGGGTGCCACACAGGGGCGTGTGTTTACTGGGACCGATGTTTGGCTGGACTACCCGCATTCGCCAACCCCTGGCGGAATTCCTTTGGCGGAGATTCCTGATTATCTTGAAAATGTGACGATGAGAAACATCGCGTTTCCGCCTGATCCTGACGAGGTTGCCAGGCTGCAGGATGCGCTTAAGTCAATCAATACAAAATATGCCTATGCTGAGGCGCGTAAGAATGGAATGTCTCACGAAGAGGCAATAGGGCAGCTTAAAGACCAGCCTGGGGTTAGAGAAATTGACCCAAAGATGCCACTTTCCCCGGGACATGTAGTAAACCGGATGAATCTGCTACTTAGCCAGCTTGATCGGCTGACTGCGCCTATGTATGGGGATACTCTGGGAGAGCTAATCCATCATCCATCTCTTTTTGAGAAGTTTCCACGGCTGAAAGACGTGAACTTTAAGGAAGAGAAAAGCTCTCGGTTCGCGGGAAAGTATGACCCTTCCAGGGATCTGATTTCACTCAATTCAGACTACTCTCACAGAGGCCCTATGTTTCAAGGGCAGTCCTTGATCCACGAGGTAGGGCACGCATTGCAGAATCACTACGGTCTTCCATCTGGAGCAAACCCTAATAGTGCCCGTTCCCGACTGGAGCAAGCGCATATCCAGGGCAGGGTTAGTGACAGCCTATATGAACGCCTGATGAAAATGACATCAGATGAAATATATCACCGGGCCTGGGGCGAAGGGCTGTCTAATGCCGCCATGAATGCGGTGGATTGGGACAGCTTGCAACGAAAAGCAACCCCGCCATGGCTGCGTATGACCGACAATAGTGGAAACATTATCCCCCCGTCCGAATTCTGGATACCACCGAAATGAGCATTTCCCGCGACCTGAACACCCTCAAGCGCAAGGTCAAGCCCCGTGAATCCAAGCCGGTCCAGACGGCGGTTGTGGGGCTCCTGCCGGGCATCCTGGGAGATGCCCTGGCCGCCATGTCCCGGGCCGGTCAGAAGCTCCCCAAGTCGGTTCCCGGCTACGGTGCGTTGCCTCCGGGGGACGTGGTCAACATCCACCACTTCACCCCCGATAAGTCGGTCGAGGTTCTGGACCCGGCGAAGTGGGGGGCGCGGGCAGGAACTCGGCGCAATGCGGAATCGGCCTGGATCGAGGGCACACCAGACGTGCAGGCGATGCACGCCTATCTGCCGGACTACGGATACACCAACGAGAACCTGTTTGGCAATGACCCCAAGCTGATAGCGGGGGGAGTTCCCGGTATGTATAACATGGAGACCGATCCCCTGGGACTGATGCAGATTGCCAGAGATCGGGCGAGCATTGGCACAGGCGGTGCTCCGCCAAAGGGGAACTTCATAAAGCAGGAGGCGGCACGAGAGATTCAGGAGCGCGGCTACACAGGCTACTACTACCCCACTGCTCCGCAGCAGGGTGGCGCGGCGCAGATGTTTGACCTGGTAGATACCCGGGCACCGGGCAACTATCCAAATATCGCCCAGATGCGTGCCGAGCTGGGGCTGTCCAACGCTCCGCGGGATAGCTTGTTCCCGATGCGGGACCAGGACATTGCAGCGGTTACGCTGGAGTCGCAACCCGGCAAGGAAATGCTCCCCAACCGCTACAAGAACTTTTCGGACCCGGCCGCGGCCTGGCTTCTGCATCGGGACTATGAGCGCTTCCTCCGTAACCCGGATGGCTCGTCGGTTGTCGGGAAGTACCTGGACACAGAGGCTCCGGTCTACCAGGGCGCCGGGTACTTCAAGGGGCAGAAGAACCCCCTGAGCGGCCTTCGCGTGGCTCAGGAGGGCGGCGATCCCAGCAAGCCCCTGACCCCTGACCAGCGTGCCAGGATGGACGCTATCGCCTTGGCAGAGGGCGTGCTGCGCGACCAGGACGCAACGGCATGGTCCAGGCCCTACGATCTGAAGCCGGCCCCGGCCCCAGACGATACCGCGGTGTTGATGACCAGTGAGAGCCTGGGGGCAGGCGGGCTGGGCTCGATTGCCAGGCGTTTGGAGGCCCAGAAGCCAGGGGCCTATGCTTACGATCCAAGTGATCCCACCGAGTCGATGGCCGACCATGTCGCCATTGTGCCCAACCCAAGCGGAGGCCCTGGAGTTCTGGTCTTCCGCATCGACGACAACTTGCCCCTGTCTGAGTTTCAGGCGGCGGTAGGCAAAGTGGGCGCCGAGTATGGAAAGACCTCTTCCATGTTGACCGGGCAGGACGACTTCAGCATGGCCTGGGGAAAGCATGACACCGGGTATTTCGACCACAAGGAGTATGCTGCCCAGATCGACGCGCTTCCCGAGCCTTTGCGCTCTCAGGCTCGAAAGGCTATCGAGGCTTTAAA